CATCATTACCAAGTCTTCTTGGTTTTATTCTAAATCTGTACTTGTTTCCTTTTTTTCCGTCTGTGTATGTATGAAACCTAAAGAGTTTTTTACAATTATTATGAAAGTCGCCATTAGTACTTTTTTCATAGACAGGTTGTGATACTACCCAAGGCGTTTTAGCTTTAGTATATACACTTTCAAAGTTTTCATAGTTTACTTCTTCACCTGCAGAAGCATTCCAATCGTTTGCTCCTGTAGTTACAAAATGTTTTGTCTCAATACTAACATTATTAGGATCACTATCATCAACTGTTAGGTTTTTAAAGGGAACAGTATCTCTAAACGATGCATAACAAAAATTACCAGATTTGTTATAAAACTCAGGGAAATAACTGAATGCCTTTTTTCAGTTAAACCTTGAATATATACTTTTGGATCTTCAAGTTTAGAAGTATCTCCTCCAAAATCAATAACATCTACATTACTGGATGAAGAAAGCTGACTGTATAGGTCTTCAAGCTTTAAACTATCTAAATGCTCAGTCTGAAGCAGCAACTTTGTCCCGTTTGACGCAAAAACAACATCAGTTATAATTCCTATTTTGCTTGCATTAGTGTTTGTTATTTGTTCTATGTAGTCTTCATAAGGTGAAACAAACCCATCTAAGTCAATGTTTTTAACATACTTGCCAAAAAAATGTGTTTTACCTTTGTCTCCGCCAGCTACACTATACTTACTCGGTCCTTTTACGTATTCATTTATACTATCTTGTAACGGCTCATCGCCTACTATGAAACCTGCATGTGAATAATTACTGTCAGCATCTAATCCTAAACCATCACCAATACCTAGAACTCTCGTGTAAGTTAATTGACTTCCGTTATTATTTAGCCATATATTAGCAGCAATAGGTCCGACCTGTTCTTCTTGATATTCAAAACTTCCAAAAATATTTTCCCAAGAATTTAAATACTCTTCAGTTTTTCCAAAGCTTACTACTTGCTGAGGTACAAAAGCAGGACCCATAGCAGATGTTCCAACAATTGACAATGTTTCTTCAGTTAGTGAAATATTTTGTTCACTTTTAAATACAAATGGCGTAATTATACGACCACTGATTTGTGATTTGTTAATATTTGACATTTAACACCCTGTTTTTGTGTTTATTATATAACTATTATCTAGTCCTAAAACAGGGTGTCAATGTTAAAGAAATTAGTACTGAAGTACGCAGTTATCAAATCTTATTGTTAAAGAAATGTCTGCTGGATCTTCAGCGTCGTATGAAAGATCACCAAAGTTTGCATTTGTTAAAAATGCGCCTTTGATGTCCCAAAGCTCAACAACTGTACCAACTGGATCTAGTAGCTTAAGCTGGCAGTCTCTCTTGTAAAAGTCTGCATAACCAGCACGACCACTAACAGATTCATAATGAGTACGAATCCATTCCATAACCTGCTGTGCTCCACTAGGTGCAATTGGATCGTGAAGTGTAACATTCATTTGATCAAATGTCATCTTACCTGCAACGTATCTTTTTGCATTGATAAAGTTAATTTCTTGCTCACCAATTGTAAAAGAAGGACGGCTAGCAGTTTTAAGGATAAAGGCATCAATACCCTCAATTGCGAAAACCCATCTGTTCTTTCTTTTTGGCTCAAACTTATTTGGAATCATTTCCGTGACTGAAAGCGTCTCTGCCATTTTTATCTCCTAAAATATTTTATATATCTATATATTAATCAATTGAATTAGTTACTACGAAATCAAGTGAAATAAACTCTACAGACTTGGTAGGTTGTAAATATACTTTACCTCGAATTGTATTGTTTTCAACGTCATTTTGTGTAGTTGTAGATGTATCAATCTGGACCTTGTATCTTTCAACACCTTGTCTAGCTTGAACTTCTGCCATGATTGGCTCAACAAGTGCACTAAATCTTGCAAGTGTAGATGCTCTGTTTGGCTCAAATAAAAGAGTGTTTGCAACAGCTTTAACTCTACGACGAATGTTAATCAAAAGACGACGAACATTAATTCGATCAAGTGCTGATTGATTTTGCATCAATGTCTTTTGTCCAAACGCATAAACTTCATTACTTCTTCCAGCTGGAACATAAATTGGATTAATGTCTGCGTCATAAAGATCATTTAACAAATCACGACTCATTTGAACCTTTGCCGAACTTGCATTTAAACGACCACGAGTCAAACCTGCAGGTGCAAACCAAGGATCTGCAAGCGTATCATTTTGACTCATTACACCTAACATACAAACTGAAGGTGGTACCTGAATAGGTGTATTGTTTGAAGATCTTCTAGAAATAACATCTGGGAAGTATGCTGCTGCAAATGATGTATCCAAAGAACGATTTTCAAACTTTGTAATTGTTTGGCCAACATGTGGTTTAGCATCACTTGAAACAATAACTTCCCCACCACTATCAGATTCTTCTACGTCCATTACTAACATTGCATCAAATCGACTTTCACAAGCAGTAATTGCGTAATCTGTTACTAAAGGTTCACGCATACCAGGAATAGCGAGCAATTGAATCTCTGTTGCACTCTTATCAGTTAAAACATCAATTGCTTTTTGATAAGAAACAATAGTTGGTCCTGTAAATGAGCTGTCGCCTGTCTCGTCTTGCGCTTCACGGTGTGCTGCAATTGAGCTAAGTGCTGCTTTTTCTTTATTGAAAATGTTTAGACCATCAAAACCACCTTGCATTATGCAACGGAACTTAAGATATTTAACATTTGAACCGCTAGCAACATCATTAAGAACTAAATATGATTTTCCAGTTGGCAAATCTTCAGATAACCCAGATCTCACATACTCAGATGTTGACCAATTAGTAGAGCCAGTAGTTAATGCAATATTCTCTAATGAGAAGTCTTCTGTAGATTCAACCGTAAATCTTTCATTGTCATTAAGACCCATATCAGGCAAGAACTTTGTCCAAGATTTAATGCTAGGATTAATTCGAATCTCACCTAACTCTTTATGAAGACCTGCACTTCTCTTCTTTGCAAACTTAACACCCCAAGCAAGATCTGCAGATGCTGTCTGTGATGCACCAGATTCTCTCGTTATTGTCTTTACGTAAGGCAAAGGTAAAACCTTAAGTTGATCTAAAGACGCTGCCTGGAGCAAACGTGATCCACCTGATCCGTTTGTTCCAGCTTCGTCAAACAGGCCGTTAAATCCTGTGTTGAGCGTTCTCAAGCCAGAAAAACCGCAAGGTAAAGTAGTTAAGTCAACTTCTCCCGCCATTACGTCGTCTGCTAGTTCAACCCAGACATATTTGTTTCTTAGTTCAAAATCGCCTTCTTCAACAAGCTTGTTCTTTTTAAAGCTATACGAAAGTCTTCTATTACCTAAAACTCTACCAATAAAGTTTCTACTGTCTGGATCAAGAGTTAAGCTCTTCCAAGAAGCGATTACCTCACCACTTACTGGGTCACTATCAAATGATTCAAGTGATAAAGTAAATGTTGCCCAATCTGAAGCTGTCTTGCCTAATCGCAAGTCTGAAAGTAAAACTCTAAATCTATTGTTTGCTACAGCACCATCGTCTTGCGCATGTAATCTAAACAGCTTCTTTGTTTGACCGCCAAACTTTTGTGACATAATCCAAGGTGACTTTGCAGTCCTAAATCTTGTTTCAAATCCTTCAAAATTTGGTTTAGTTGCAACTGCCTCGTTTCTATTTCCTCTTGAAGGCAAACAAAAAGCTGCAGTCTCAGATGATGCTGCTGCACCGCCAGCTGTAAATAGTCCTGTTAGACTAACAGTAGCAACTGCTGGATCAATATCCCAGTGTGCATGTAAATAGTGACCGCATTCTTCAATCTTTTCTGGGTCTGTATTCAAGACCTTTGCAAAATAATTTACACTTTCAGGGTCAAAAGAGCAAGTTAAAATTGCAGGCTGATCTGCATTACTAAATCCGTTAAGCAAAAGTGTAAAGCTATTACTACTTACCTTGCCTATCTCGTACCCTATAAGGTCAGCAGATTCATTACTTCCAAAAGATCTAACTGTTCCACCGCTAGTAACTGATTTTCTTAAGTGTTCAACCTCATCAAATCCTGAAACGTTAGTTCCTGTATATGACGCGCTATCAGAAACATCTAATGTTGCTTTAACACCTTGTGGAGTCATAAGAAGACCGCGAATAACAGGTGCAGCAGAACCACCACCACCAGCAAATGAAGTTGTTTTTTGTCCAAAGTTACCAACTAAAGATGATGAAGCAGTAGACGCAGTAACTTTGTCACTCATGTTAAACGTAACTAGAGTATCACCTGATGGTCCTGATGTATCCTGAACTATCGTAACTGTGCTTGATGTATTTGTAACAGTTAAAACATCGTCAACATTTACAATTGCTTCAGCAGATTCAATAGCACTCTTAATAAACTCCATGGTTCCTGCAAGAGTTGATCCAAGCTCAATATTGACCGAAGTAGTGTCTGAATGCACTTTGCCGTTACTGTTGCCGTTATTATTTGCAATAAACTTAAAAGTATTTGTTGCTCCGCTTGTCGAAATTAATGTAAAGTTATCATTAACTCTAGGTTGATCGGAAAATGTAAACGTAATTGTACCGTTACCATTTGTACCACCAGTAAATGCTTCAATTTGTTCAGCAGCGCTGCCTTCTGTTCCTTGAAGTTCAAAAGACCCAGCAGGCATTGTAAACTTGGCAATTGCATCTAAGTCTCCATTAAGACCATCAAGTTTACCTTTGTTTTTCTGGGTTATTGTAAGAGTTTGACCATCTGTTGAAAGTGATGCTGTGAGTAGTCCTTCTAGTTCCGTTGCTTGTGTTTCTGTATCATTAATTGCTGCTGCTATATTGCGCAATGTCTCTTTTTGACCTTCTAAAGTATCTAAAGCATTTTCACCAATACGAACAAACATACTAGTAGCATTGCCTGCTTTAAAAACAGAGTCATCATTAACATTAAAAGTAGAATCATCTTGTAATGTTATTGTAACCTCAGCAGTAAGTGTTCTGTCGTCTTTTAAGGCTTTAAGCTTTAATGTGTTATTATTTGCAGCATTTACAGGTGATGCTAAATCATGAATAGACAGTGTAATAGAAGCTTGAGTTGCGCCTCCGCCATCCATTCTAATCTGCTCTCCTGTTGTACTATTAAATATGCTTGTTGAGCCAGACTCAATCTTGATAACTTCTCGGCTAGCAGCACTTAGATTTAAAGTCACTGGCGTGTTGCCGGCTTCACCAACAGCATCTTGTGTAATTAAAACTTTCGCTGTGTTAACACCGTTAACTTGAACTACACTTGCTGATATTTGTGCTTGAGCATTTACACGATCAGCAAATTCACTAGCAAGTGCAGCTGGAGTGTTATGTGTTGTTACATCAATATTAGTACCATTATCGTTATTAGCAAAAGTATATGTTATTGTTACGGCGCCGCCAGTTAAAGTGATAGTAGATCCTTGCGTTGGCAGACCTGTTCCACTGTTATCTGGGTCAAAGTCAATTGTGAGTGTTGCTCGCGCATCGTCTAATTGAATACCAGCATCTTGAAGAAAAGTGCTCCCTGCAGCATCCTTCATAAAACAGCCTAAAAAGTGTGTTCTAGCTACTGCACGTGCAGCTTCTTCATGCGTGGCTTCAAGATTTGCAAAAGCATTGTGTGATAAGTCCGTTCCATTGTATGAAACCGAGTCACCAACAACAAATCCTGCACCTTCTGTCTTGTTATCACTACCTAGAGTTCCGTCGCCATCACCTACACCAAGAACACGAACATATGCACCAGCTTCGGCATTTCTCATCCATTCATTAATGGCAAGAGGGCCAAATCTATTTGCATTGCTGTCTTGACTAATTTCTGAAAGTGAGCCAAATATTTCTCCAAACTGTTGAACATTTGCGAAAGTCTTCGGCACGAATGCAGGACCACGTTTAGCAGGCCCTACAACTGCAGCAGGAACACCTTGAGGTAGAACTTCTGGGTCCCTAACTTGTGATAAATCTATTTCTCTTAGAGTAACTCTTGCTGAGCCTTGATTATCGGCCATATCTATAGTCTCCTGTTATTTTAAAATCTTTATATTATATATTAGGGAAATTCGACGCCTGCATTTGTAATTACAAAATCAATTGCAATATATTCAACAGCACGTGTTGGCACGATAATAACTTTACCATTTAGACGATTATTGTCAACATCTTCAGCAGAGTTGTTTGTTTCGTCCATTATAACCCTAAAGTCCTCAATTCCTTGATTGATCTGTATTGATGCTAATTGTGAAGCAGAACTCTGAATAAATCTTGCTCTTGTCTCACTATTGTTTTGCTCAAATAATAGTCCTTGCGCAATCAGCTCAACTCTTCTCTTAACTTCCAAAACTAAACGACGTACGTTAACACGATCCAAAGCAGTTCTAGCAAGTTGAGATGTCTTTTGACCAAAGATAACAAATTGTTTATTTGGGAAGTTTGCGATAGGATTGATTCTTGCTTCGTAAAGAGTATCACGATCAGCTGCGTTTAGTCTTACATCAATAGCTTGAATAGTTTCTAGTGTTCCTCTTGTAAATCCTGCAGGAGCAAACCAGGGCTGTGCCACATCATCAGTTTTTGCAAGTGCACCAAGCGCAATAATTGAAGGCGGAACCTTAATCATTCTTCTAGAAGAAGTTGCAGCTTCGTCCTCATCGCTAAAGTCCAAGATCTTAACGTCTGGGAAATAAGATGCTGTATATGATGAATTAACTTCACGTCGATCAAACTCACCTGCAGTTTCGTCAACATCCGGTCTTGAAGAAGAATTGCCTTTTTCATCAACAAAAACTCTAAGACCCTCAGCGTCAACCTGCTGAATGTCCATCAAATAAAGTGCTTTTCCATATTCTTCTGCTTTAATCTTAATCTGATCCGTAACGAAAGGATCTCTAATACCAGGAACTAACAAAATATTGTGATTAACAATCATACTATCAGTCATTAGATTAACTGCATTCAAATAAGAAGCTACAACATTGTTGTTTAGCTCTGCGCCTTGCATGACAGCATTTGTAGTCTTGGCAAGACCGCTTTCAAATCCTGAGCTTGAAGCCTTACCACCTGTTTCTTGTGAAGCTGCTCTATCTGTCATGTAAAAAGAGTCGCTGTCTAAAATGTTTAGTCCGTCAAAGCCTCCAAAGAAAGGAGCAGTAAACTTAGCACATACATTATACTTGTTAAACTTAACTGGATCTTCTGCTAAAAGCTTTGCCAAAGACATACGAATTGCTTGTGCTTCGGTGTCTGCATCTTCTAAGTCCAGATCATCGTTTGACTCATAGAAGTTAATTGTATGATCTGCAGAATTGTAGCGATCTGATCCAACATCTGCGTTTCTTAAATAGACTGCGTCTTTAAACAGTTCTGAAGCTGTGCCTTTAATTGCAGCAATTGTACGATCAATTGTTGTACCATCAGAAGCAAGAGGTGTTTTTAAAGCTACCTTTGCTAAACTAAACTTGTTGTTATTATGAGAGTCAGCTTTAGAAGAAGAAACTACTTCAGAGTTAGCACCCAAGAACTTCGTATAGTTTTCTAAAATGTGATTAAACTCTGTACTATAGTTTGGATTATTGATGTCTTTAACACGTGTCGACATTAAGCCCCAGTGAAGATTAAAGTCAACTGACTCAGATGCAGAAGCTTTTCCTGTAAAGTCTTGTGCATAAGATGTGCCTGTTTTAATGCTGCCTTTTGTTACTTTAAATCTACAAGGAAGAGGAGGTAAAACAGCATGATCCAAGTTTGTTGTTGTTGTAGTATCATCATTAAATTCTACAAAAGGTGTAGTTCCACTTGTTTTATCTGTGCCTTCACTATTTAGTAGAAGTGCTGGAACTCCTCGGAAGCCGAACGGAAGTGCAGATGCAGGTGCTTCACCATTAAGAACATCGTCACTAACAACAACACGGATTCGTGTAGACTTGTTTGAAAAAGAGCCTTCTCTAATAAGTCTTCTTTCAGATTCAGCTACTTCAAAGTCGTAGTAAATCTTTTGATCTCCAATAACGTTGCCAATAAAAGAAGTAGCGTTTGGATCCAAAGAGCAATTTGTAAATGTCTCATAAATGATTTGCGCTTCATCTGTGTCACGTAAATCACGAACAGAAACTGTAAATGTTCCAAAATCACTAGTAGGATCTGTACTTGCTCTTAAGTTTGAAATAGAAATCTTATATTTGCTGTTTGCGTATGCACCATCATCTAGCGATTCAAAGTGAAATAAGTCGTATTCTTTATCACCAAAAGGCTGTGATATAAATTTTGGTGTTTCTGGTGAAGTAAATCTTTTCTTAAAGTTTGCGTACTTAGGCTTGTTGTCTGCGTTGCCTGTTAAGACTGCAACTTTATTTGTACCTACAGATGCAATTTCATTATCAACAGGAAAATGTGCATATAAAAGAACTTTATGTTCATCAAACGCTAAAGGATCTGTATTTAAAACTTTTGAAATATAATCAGCATCTGAAGGGTTTAAAGAAACTGTTCTACTATAACTACCGGTTGTGCTATTAAAAAATATTTCTATCTTGTTAGATGTGGTAGGTGTTGCAAAGTCTGTATTGTTGGTACCAACTGTTATTGTAAAGCCTTTATGAGCAAAAAGCATAGCTCTAACTAGAGTAACAGTTCCATCTGTTGCAGCTCCTCCCGGAGTTGTGTCATCCATATCAGTAGTGTGCGAGTCATTATCGTTAAACATGCCCAGTGCAAGGTGCTCTGCATTGTCTAAGGTGTGGTGTGCTGTAAGGAAGTAAACGCATCCAGCATCACTATCGCTAGCACTACTTAGTTCAAAGCCAGCATTTACGCCTTGATTTCCTGAGCCTAGTGTTCTACAAAATGTAAGTGCTTTTCCGTTGTTTCTAAAAAATTCTGTTGCTGCGTGTCCGCTAAGCATACGTCGGTCAGGTTGTCCAAAGATTCTTGTGTATTCTTCAATTGAAGAAACAGTAGTAGGCACAAAAGCTGGACCTCTTTCTGCTGGGCCTATTAATCCTGCTGGTGTTGCAGTATTTCTAAAAATAGGTCTGCTAATTACTTCAATTTCCCGTTCAAAAAAACCTGGAGACTTAAATGTCTGCTCTGCCATGCTAGTTCTCCTAATATCTATTATTTGTCTATCTTATCTAATTATACATTAAACAATCTAATTATCTTTAATAGTAATATTAAAAATAGATTCTGCATATTTTTGATCAAATATTGTTTCACCTGAAGCTGCAGGAATGCCTTTGATTTCTACGGTATTTCCGTTAGAATCTTTAAAAATATGCTTTGTCTGTTTTTTTGCTTTTGAACTTCTTTCACCTACATAATCATAAACTTCAAGATTTGATTGACCGATAACACTTGCTTTTGATTTATCTTCGTTGTGAAGACTATCAAGAGTATCAATAGCATTCATCCCTATTCTTTGTGCGACAGGAGGTAAATCTTCATCAAGTATATCATCGAGAACTCTACTATTCGGATCGTTACTTTGAATGCCACCGCCAAATTGTGCATCTAATTCAGGAGGATTGTCAAGAATTTCAAATGAAACTTGAGGTGCACTTACAAGAGACTTTAAACCAACTTTTCCGCCGTCGATATTTGGTGCAAGAATATATCCTGTTGCGCCAAGAGTCATGCTATATTTGATATATCTTTCAGCGTCAGTATAGTCTGCATAGTTTGTGTCTTGAGAAAAACTGCTCTCAACAAATGCTGGGAACCAGTATCCTTTTTCGCTTTCTATTTTAAATTGTTGTCCAGGATTAATTGTGTAAGCACTTATTATAGCTTCTAATAGTTTGTTCATTTGCTGTGTAAAAGACGACCAGATTGTAATCTCGTAACTCGCACCAATATATTTTACTGGTGGTATTTCAATTGTTTCGTATATATTGTTTTTAATCTGTGGTTTTAGACTAAAAATGCTAGATTTAGAGTCTGTGTTATTTGTTGTATGTTTTAGTCTTTTAAAACCTTCAAAATTATTAAGTTGTCTATGCTCTGTATTGTTTTGGGCAATTTTTCTTATAAAAGTCTCTGGAAACATCTCGTTGTTAGCAATGCCTTTTTGCGGTTTATTTTCCAAACTTGATCTAGAAATAGAAATTAAAGGCAAAATAAGTGCACCAGTTTTATCCGTTATTGGCTTTTTTCTTCTTAATATAGCAAATCTTTCACCTGTCGCAAATATAACAGGAACTCTTTTAACTTCTCCCTGAATGTCATAAAAGAGAGGTATTTGCTTATTAAACAAGTCAAAGACTGCTCTGTCTAGATCTTCGATTCCGCAAGAAGGAATAACGTAATCATAAACCTTGTTAGTGTCTTCATAACCACTTATAATTGAATTGTTATCTTCTGACGTTTTATCGTATCTTGTTGCCATTATTCATCTCCGTAAAAAGAAGTGCCGACGCCATTAACACTCTTTATAGTTCCATCTGGTGAGACTTTTTTAGGTCCTGTAATTGGCTTGTCTAGCACACCATCTTTTTGAAGTTGTCTAATGTCATGTTCAGGAACACCTCGCTGTTGCTCAAAAGTTGTTTGAACTGCATTGTCATCAAGATACCCTTCAGATGTAGGCCCAAGAGCTTTTTTGTATATTTGCTCAATTCTTGTTTGCTTAGCAGTTAACTTAACAGATGCTACTCTCTCTACTTGCCCGTAAACAAGTTTTTCATGAATAAACGAAGTTATTTCAAAAAAGAACTCTCCATAAGATATAAAGTCACCTTGTCTTACATTTATATCCCTGTCGATAAGATCTCTATTGTGCAAATATGCAGTAATAACTTTTATTTGCTCATGACCAAATTGAGTAGTTTTAACCTCAGAAGGTTGCCAGTCAACTAAACATTCAATTAAAATTGGAGGATTAAATATTTTATGCATAGACTCTTCATAAACGTCATGAACGTCTGACAAGTCTTCTCTTACAGTATAATAATATATTTTTTGTCCTGCAACATCTTTAATAATTTCTTTTGTCAAGTCTGAAAAGAAGTCTGCTTCTTTTTGTCCTAAAAATAATCTAGCCATGATTTATCCTATAATTATTGCTCTTCCGTTAGGAACAGGTACTCTTTTAAGAATATTCAACATAGTCTCAGACTGAGCAGCATCAGCCTCTAAGAGTTTTTGATATGTTAGTCCATCTAATGTTTCTGTTAGCGATTCTGCAAGTCTTTGACGATCTTCTCTTCCTTGACTCAACAAGTCAGAACCGTTTAATTGAACATCGCTGCCAGGAATAGGCACAGAACTAAACTTTGATCTAATCAACCCTAAAGTCTCTTTGCAAAGTGCTAAAGTATACTGCCTTATCCATTGTCGACTCATTTGATTGATCTTGCTGTAAGTAATGTTGCCAAAAGGAATGTTAGACAAGTTAGATACACCATCAATAGACTCGTCATCATAAGGCAAGTTAGGCTTAAAAGGATCTGCAGGAAATGAAAACTTTATAAAAAGATTCATTGGATTATCACTAGTAGGTCGTGGAAATATTCTTAGTTCCTGTCCTTGCAACTTATAACTATAATTACTTCTTCTTACTCTGTTTGATATATCTAGCTGTCCTGCTC